AATCCTCTGTACATATCCGAAGTATCTCCCGTGCTTGATGCATCCACTCTTGTCTTAATCGGGACAACACGACCTGCGGCAATTTCGGGCACTCTCAATCCACCCATAGAGGAAAGCATACCTGTTATCGCCTTGAATGTTTCGGCTATTCCCGCGAGTTTATCTGCAACAAGGTCAAGACCTCTCACGGTACTGTCTTCTGACAGTTGCAACGGCTTTAATTCGGTATCTTCCATTTCATCCGTTACAGACTGTGCCAAATTAGAAACGGTGCTTAAAACATCCTTTTTCGTGTCGTCAACGCCCTCTCCAAGACCAAGTCCTAAGAAGCGACCGATTGCGGCAAATACTTTTGACGGAGAAGCGATGCCGAAGAAATCTTTTACACCGCTTACCAAATCAGAACATAACCCGCCGACTTTCTTCTTCAAACTGTCCCAAGCGTTTGTGATACCGCTTTTCAAGCCGGACACAAGATTTGAGCCGATGGAAGTCCAATCTGTGTTTTTCAGAGTGTCTTTCAGACCACTCCACTTTGTTGAGATAGTAGATTTAATGTCAGCCCACTTGCTCGATGCAGTGGATTTGATTTCGTTCCACTTTGAAGAAACAGAGGATGCTATACTGCTTGCGGTGGTGCCAATATTTGACTTGATATTTGTCCACGATGTAGAAATTGTAGATTTTATTTCCGACCACTTATTTGAAGCGGCGGTTTTCATCTCACTCCACTTGGCAGAAACGCTTGTGGCAACACTTCCTACTTTTGTCGAGACATCCGTTTTAATATTTGTCCACGATGTAGAAATGGATGTTTTTATGCCCGCCCATTTTTCAGAAGCAGTTGTTTTGATTTCTCCCCATTTAGTAGAGATTGTCGTTGCGACATTTCCTACGGATGTAGATACATCGGTTTTGATTTCGGTAAACTTGTCGGAAACTGCCGTCTTGATTTCTCCCCATTTTTGAGATGTTCCTGTTTTGATTTCATCCCACTTTGTAGATACTGAACTTTTGATTTCAGTCCACTTTTGAGAGGTCGATTCCCACGCGCTCCAAATACCGTTACCGAGCCATTCTCCGAGTTTTCCGAATGTTTCATCGTACAAAACATCAAGATTGCTGAAAACATTTTTCGCTTGACCGATAAATGAATACTCATCATCGCCAAACCAATGGAAATTCTTGAAATACTCATTACCGTCAAAATCAAAAGAGCCGATTATCTTGTCAATGCCTTCGCCTACGATACCGCCGATGACTGCGCCGACAAGTGCAGCACCTATCCATTTACCTGCGGCAAGAAGTGTGGATGATGTTCCTGCAGATGCCGCCACTTCCGTTCCGATGGATTCTGTTATCGCCGCGCCTGTTTCAGCTGCGCCCTCTGCGGCAAATGCGGCGGCTATCTTCTTTGCAAAGGAAGACGCTATTTTTGATAATACCGCCTGTTCGATAAGGATTTTTGCAATACTGCCAATAGTGATGGCGGCTAACGAACCAACGAGGGCAACCTTTAATTCAACATCAAGATTTCCCCACAGTTCAGAAATGGCATCGCCAAGACCTTTCTTTACTTCATCCCAACCTATGTTTTTGACCGCCGTTACAACCGCATCTTTGATACCGTTAAGCGATAGGGCTATTCCTCTTCCGAGTTCCTGCCAACCGCTAAGACCGGTTTCGGGGTTTATCTTTCCCATTTCCTCAAAGTAGCCGTTAATTGAATCTGCGATATTCTGACCGATGTTTTCAAAATCAAGAGTTGTTACAAATCCAAAACCAAGGTCTATCGCCGCCCGAAGTTTTGCGCCGAGCGTTCTTCCGATAAGGGAGAAGTCTGTTTGTTCAAACCAACTGTTTATAGCCGTTGCAACGCCCTGTCCTAAGTGCAGGAAGTTGTATGTAGTTAAGAATGTGTATGCGGTATCAAAAGCCGTATTAAAGCCGTCTCCGATTGTTTTGCCGAGTCCGATCCAACTGAAACCGTCAGTTAATCCATTGAGCATATCGGCTACGCGCCCTGCCCAAGTTACGCCAAGCGGATGGAGTTTAGTATTAAACCAATCATCTACGGTTTTCATACCCGTATTCAGACCGTCAGCGATAGTTCTTCCGATTTCGTTCCATTGTCCTTTTTCAAAGGCATTCTTTATCTTTGTGAAGAATTCGCCTATGGTAGATTCAATGGGAACATCCTCATACATATCCGAGCCGCCGCTTGACTTGCTCGAATCATCGTTGAGTTTGTTTATCTTATCGAAGCCCATTAACTGATTTTTTACATCTTCTGCGGCATCTGCGGCATCTTCCAACGAAGCGGCATAAGATGCCGTTTGCTTTTTTGCTACCGTTACGGTTTTCTTACCGCTTAATGCGGCATAAAAAGCATTGAATTGAGTAATTGCAGATGTCAGCATATTAAGCACGGCGGTTAGTGCCGGCTCAATGGTGCTTATAAGGTTTCCGAGAGATATGGTAAGATTCCCCGATACGCCTTTTGCTGAATTTTTGATGTTGCTCATGGCTCTGTCAAATTCAGCGGAATATTTTGTGAGTTCCTTTAATCCCTCTTTGACCTCATTAAAAATTGCGCTGATAAACATTCGCTTTATACGAGTAATCAGCATTCGCTTCAAACTTGTAAGCGATTTTACCAACGCATTGGATGTGAGTGACGCCTGTTTTGATTGCTTGATATAATCTTTGAGTTTATTTGTCGCCGCCTGTACGCCCTTTGATAACAATTTGAAAGTTGCTTTTCCGAGCGTACCGACTACTTTCACAGCAGCCGCGCCGACACCTTTCATAACACCGCCGAATTTCTGCCACCCGGACACAGCCTCATCCGATGGCCCTGTGTCTTTGTTTGACATTGAATCAGCAAGGTCGTTGAGCTCTTGTTGCGCATCGCGTAATTGTGCCTGTGCCGCCGCTTTCTGTTCTGCGGTCTGTGCTCTGATGACTTGCTCTTGCGCCGCTTGAACATTCAAACGCGCCTGTGCGAGTGCTTCCGAATCAATCAGTTTCCGGTTTCTCTCCAATGATGCGGCGGTTTCGTCAATAGACGATTTCATCCGAGCGTATTCTTCGGTATCGGCGCCGGAAGTAAAGGCGGTGCCTTGTTCTTCCATATACGCCATTTCACCTTTGTAATCGTTTATTTGCGCCCTTGCTTGTTGAATGTCGTACGCAAGGCTTTGCCACGCCTTTGAGTTTTGTTTTACTCCCGTGTCTTCGTACTTTGCTTGGCGTTCAAGCAGTTTGTTATACTGTTCTTCGGCTTTGGCAAGTGATTCTGTCAACCATTGATAATCTTCTGTCGGTATCTTCGTTGCTCCAAAGGCCTCTAATTTCGCCCGTGCGGCGTCTAAACGGCTTTCCATATCGGACAACTTGGTATCAAAAGAAAGCACGCTATTACCCGTTGCAAAACCCGTTTCGGCACTATTGGATAACTGTGACATACCCGAAGATAAAGAATTGACCTCTCGTTCGAGTGCGGAGATACTATTCTGTGCGCCGTTCGCTCCCGAAACAAGCGTACTCATTCCGCTACCTTGACGGTCAACCGCGCTTGCCGCTTGATTTGCCGCCTGTGCAACCTGTTGCTCTGATGTAACAACACGCTCGTTTGCATCCGCCGTCTGTGTGGCGGTCTTTGTCATCTCTCCGTTAACACGAGATGCGGCACTTGATATATTTGAAAGCAGGGGAATGACTTGTGAGAACGAGGACATCATATTATCTCCGAGATTGTCAACGGCACTCGTTAGGTCTTTTACTGCATTCAAAAGTTTATCGGAGCCTTTATCAAAACCTGTTTTGTCAAGTTCGGTATCAATGATAATCGAGCCGTCTGAACCATTACCTGGCATCACAAATCACCCCCTTCTTCCAAAAGTTCTTTTTGAAGTCTTTTCGCGAAGTCGTCTGCCTCTTTTTTGCGATTTGCGCTGCTTCCCAGTTCGCATATCTCTCTGTTGGCATTAAAGAATTCGCTTTCGTATTTTTCTAATTTTTTATGGCGGGCGCGTTTCTGCCGTATAGTGAGAACGGCTCCCCAAGTATCTTCACGGTCTATGCACTGAAAATACCCGAGGAAAGTCCACCAATGCATATATTCAACGGACCGTACTTCTTTACCGGCTACTTTGTTGATAGCGGCAAATACTAATGCCTCATCCTTTTCCCAATCAACCAATTTCGGATGATGTTTACTTGAATGTTCGTGATTTTCTATGAAATCACACGCCGCGTTGTATGCTTCGACTATATCCGATTCTTTAATCGGTTTTACATACATTCGCCTAAGGAATATGAGCGCCTTTTCCTCGTCGCTGAGTTCATCCGAATTAAACGCAATAAAAATACGCAAAATGTTGCGGTAATCGGAACGAATTTCGTAGTCAGTACCGTTAATTGTCAGCGTTGTCGGAAGTTGCCCCAGCATTGTCATTCACCTCCGGGACACTGATAGGCTCAATGTCGGCAAGGTATTTGTCCATACGCTTTTTTGACAACTTTGCTTCGTTTGAAATGGCGGTTGTGATAACATCGCCAAGTGCATTGATTACGTGCAAACAGAAAAACTCACCGCCGACAGAAGAAAAGGCGTTTCTCTTTGCAAAGATTTCGTCTGCTTCTTCCATATCGAACAGTTCATTAAGCTTCTGCTTTACGACATTTTCAACATTTTTGAGAATCTCCCAATCCTTTTCAAATACGGCCGTACCGTCATTCTTGATTGAGATATCCTTAAGAGGCTCTACCAATGTATCAAACTCTTTTACAAGTTCGTTATATCGGTCAATGATGGAATAATCCGCGGGTCTGAAATAAACCTTGCAGATAGTTTTTCCGAATTTATTTACAATCGGAATTTCGCGTGTACCGTCATCAACAACGGCGCGAAGAATATTTTTATCAGACATATTTAATCCTCCCGATATTATGATAAAGGCAGATTTGAGCCGAAGCCCAAACCTGCCTTTATTTTATGATTTCTGATTATGTGGGGATAGCGATAGTTACCGCACGGGTAGAAATCGTGTAGGTAACAGTAACCGCGGTCATAGGACCAACAGGGTTTACATTAAACGGAATGCCGAGACCTTCCGTTCCGCCGCCTGTGGACTGAGGAACGATATAAGCCTCACGCATATAACCAGTACCGGTGAGAGTAGTCGCCGTTGCGGTGCTGAAAACAACCTCAACAAAGTAACCTTTGATATCGGAATCACCGAATTTTTCCTGTACTGCCGCTGCGAGCAGTTTTTCATAAAGGGCAGAGTCTTCATCGGCATAGTACGGATCTACCGAAACTTCCGGCTCATAGCCCTTATGTTTGAATGTTGCTTCGAGAAGGACATTCTTTGAAGTTTCGGTGTCGGGGTTGAGTTCTTTGGAGAGGTCGTCGTTGTCAACGCCGAGAACTTCCCAATCAACATCGCCGGGAGCGGATTTGCTTTGACCCGCCTGCAAGAAACCTGCGAAGAACATCAATCTGTTACGGTCAAGTTTTCCCATAATAAATATTTCCTTTCGTGATATGAATTTATTTGCGTTTGTATGTGAGTTTTAGTTGGATTTGATATTTTGCGCTGTCGCTGCCAACCTCAGCGACATACTGCGTAAGCGTTGGTATGATTGAGATAACAGTTCCCTCGTTGATGGTAGGGAAATTCCTTTCGGCGTTCTGTTCGATTACCCAATTCACAACCTCGTCATAAAAGCCGAGATTTGCGAGATTCTGTTGAACATCTGCGCCATACTGCTCTTTGGATGCAAAAATAAAGTTGAGTTCCTGTATTCTTTGCGGAATGGCTTCACCCAACACATTTTCGCGGTATTTGATAACCGTAGGAACTGCATACAGAGCATATTCGGTTGGGTCTTCCGAAAGGAAGTCTATACGAAAGCGATTGTCGGCAGAAAGCGCCGGGCATCCGCGAAACCATTTACGCAGATTATCATAGTTATTTTCTACTTCCGGCAACTGCTTTCGCCTCCTTCAGAATATCTTTTGAGTGGTCTGCTTTCATTCGTTCAAACCAAAACGCCCCTGCGAGTGGGTTTTTGTCAGTCCTATAAGTAAGGTCTTTGCCTGTGAGATGTTTTTTCTGTCCGGGTGGTGAAAAAAACCGTGTCGGCTCTCCGCTATTGTCATCGAAAACGGGTATGTTCGGACCCATTACCTTGCCGTAGTACAGATAACGCGCATACGGACCGGGATAAACGACCTTTCCGGGCGTACTTGCGGAATATGGGCTTTTCGTCAATGTTCCCGTATCCATCGGACAATACGGAATGCAATGTGCTATTACCGCATTGTCGATAGCCTTTTGAACGCGGCCGTCTTTATCAAGTCCGCAGAGCTTCGATAGGTCTGCGCCGTTGTTCCATTCAAACTTTGCGCTTATAATCTTGCTCATTACGCACCTACCACTTTCCAATGCTTCCCATGCGGCGCACGTCTGTTGTCCGTTACTCCGAGAATGGTCGTTACATCGTTGTACAGTTTGTGCAAATCGGCAGGCTTTGGGGATGTTTCCGTAGCAATACCTTTGACAACAATATCTCCGGCTTTGAGCGTGAACAGTTTTGATACATCCTGTGCTTTCGCATAATCCGATGGCTTTGCGTAATCCTTTCCACCGAAATCAGCATCTTCGGGAATTCGTATAATAAACTTATTCGCCGCTTTAAGACCGTCTTTATCTACATTAGTAGCGATTTCGCAAAACCAAGAAACGCCGATTATTACCGTTTTGATATAAACATCCGCATCGGCGGTCTTGTCATACTTTGCGTTATAGACGGTTATTGTTTCGTTGCAGAGTTTCAACCCCTCACCCCCCTGTATAGCAAGGGAGTGCCATTGTCATCAAGCTCACCGAACAAATAGGAATTAACGAGAGCATTCATACTTCTTTCCGCTTCCTGTGTCCCCATTGCCTTTCCGTAGTTCTCGGAATATCCATCCGTGCTATACGATGTAACGACAGGATTTTTGACCTGTGCTTCCGTTCCGACAACACTATCAAGACCTATAAGGCTGAATACGCACAATTTAACCGATTCCGGCACAGTTTTCATATTCTGCACACGAGAATCGGTTAAATAATCAATGCGTTTTCTTGCGCGAAATTCGGCTATGTCAAACTCCGTCTGAGGCAAGGAGCCACCGCGAGTTGTGTATTCGGTGTATGAAAGATACCGATTGTGCATTGTTCCTTACCTCCTTTGAAAGATTAACCCAACGACAGTACACGCGCAATCGGAA